CACCACCACCAACACCAACACCAACACCAACACCACCACCAACACCAACACCACCACCGACCAGTCGCCTCGGGGCTCAGTGCATGATGCTCCGAGGGCCAGGTCGCTACCAGTATGTCGAAAGCACTGCTGATTATCATCAGATTGCTAATCCGTTGATTGCACCCATCAAGGGCACACGGATGCGCTTACCTCGCACCTTGCAGGTGAGCCGCGAAAAGGCTGTGCAATGTGGCCCGCTACTACGCCACTTGCATCCAGTCGTTCCTGATAACGGATGGCACAACACTGTCGCCGCTTTCAGGAAACGATGTAATTATTTTAATGCCGGACGAGCAACGCCGAAGATTATTCACGCAGCCCAGGAACTGACGAAACTTGTTTGCCCCAAACCTTTGATTAAATTCGAATGGACGGAAAGCCTTTACAAGGCTTGGCTTAGCAAGTTTGGTACAGAGAAGCAAGCACGCATGGACAGGGCCATCAACGATTTGTGTAACGTTACTTTACAAGATTACACAAACAAGGACATTTTTGTCAAAGTTGAGGCTCTTCTTGTTACTCACAAACCAAATTGGGCTCCTCGTGTCATTTTCAAGGGAACCGACGTTTACAATGCAATTTCTGGGCCCATTTTTAATGAGCTCATGAGACGTCTGGATCATTGCCTTGAAGGCATGAAGGAGCGCAAGACAAAATATCAGTACCATACCAGTTACCGTAAAACTCCTTGCGAGTACACTCACCATTTGGAAAGGAAAACCGACAACGATTTTTGGATTGAATGCGATTTTAGTTCAAACGACAAGTTTCAGTGTGCAGATGTTCAACTGATTGAAGTCGCGCTGATGCGTGTTTTGGGATGCCCGGAGTGGTTTGTTCGTCTCCATATGAGGACAAACGCTTTCAAAGTAAAAAACTCAAAACACGGTATCACGGCAAAACTTCAGAATCAGCTTCCAACAGGTGCGACGGACACTACGCTCCGTAACACCTGGTGGAATCTCTGCATCCTGCACGCTGCAGTACTTGAATTGAAACCGCAATCAGTAGTAGCGATGGTGTTAGGCGACGACATGTTAGCCAGGGTCACTGGGAAGTGCCGTTATGTCGAAAAGACTTATACTTCCATTGCAAGCGAAGCTTTGATGGAAGCCAAAGTCATTCGGCATTCCCAGTTGTGGACAGCAACATTCTTGAGCAAGTTTTTTGTTCCTGCACAGTGTAAGCACTTAACAGTCCCCATTTTGGGTAAAGCACTGGGCAGGTTCAACATGCGAGCCAACAAGAATCAAGCTGTTTCCGACCATGAATATATGGCTGGCAAGTCCGTCGGCTACGCCTACGAATTCCGCTATTTTCCAACCATTCGAAACATCTTCCTCGAGCGATTCAAATATGAATTTGCTTTCGTTGCCGATGAGAAACGGAAGCTTATTGATGTTGACGCTGGACTCACTTGGAACGCCAAGGCAGCAGGAGTGACGTTGCATAACATTACCAAAAAGATAGTTGTTCCTGTTGAAAACTGTCTTTCTGATATGGACTTCACTGCTTTTTGTATTGAGCGCTATTCTTTGATGGGTTCAGATGTCACAGATTTGTTCGAAGAAGTTGTTTTGAACACGTCGAATGTTGACCTGGAAGGGACTTTGGTTCTGAAACTTGCAAGAGATTTCTTGTGAGTTGCCGCGTTGCCTGGATGCATAGTTTTGGCAACCGGTTTGAGGACCGTAATCCACCAGTTCTCCCTTCGATGGGAA